TGGTTTACTACTGCCATTAATCTAAAAAGAAACTTCTAGCTTCTATCTCTTGTTTTAATTCTTGTTGAAACGATGTATTAAGTTTTTCAATAACAGCATCTAAATCTCTGACTAACGATTGTGCTACATCTACTTCGTACTCATCACTTGCTCTTGTTAATGTTTGAACTATCTTTGCCATAAACTTGCAATGCCTCCTTCAGAATACCTACCTCTACGACTTTCTCTGTCTGAGTCCTCTTTAGTATATCCTACACTAGAACTTGTTGTTGGACCAATATCTTGACCACCATCACGTTCTGTCGGAGAATAATCAGGACCTGAGTAAATGGTACCATCAATCTCTACTGCACCTGCATCACTATCTAGTAATGCATCTTCATAGTTTGCATAATCTTTACCAGAATTCATTCTATTTATAATGTTATCTAATCTTTTATTTGCTACTCTTCTATCTCTAGCGGCGTCGTATGCAGCTTGTGTATCATAACCAGTAAGTTGTTTTCTATATTTATTTGCTAAACTTGCTACGCCCGTAAATCCAAGCATAGGTAATATACCTGAAGGCAGGTTGCTCATTAAAGTATTTGCTCCTAATCTTACTCCCGCTCTTTTAAACATATTTGTTAAATTACCAGGAGAAAAAGCTTGGTTAATTCCACCACCGGTAAATACATCAATTTCTGATTGTTCGGGAGCGGCTATACCTAACCTTTCATAAGCTATTTCTAAAGCTTCCTTCATGGTATACTGTTTTAGCAGCGGCAACGCTATAGCCATTACTAGTTGTTCCATTATCGTCTTCCTCCAGCGTGTATATCTAACCTAAAAGTCCCTAGTTTCCAACTACTATCTACCGCAGTATTGGATATTGTAAGAGCTATCGCTCTTCCTCTTGCACGTGTGTCTACTTTATCGGTAGAAGATGATACTGTAAAAGGACCTAGTGATGAGCTTGCTGCTGTATCATTAGGATAATTTCTTAAATCTAATTGTATAATAGAGTTTCCTTGTTGAGAAATAAAGTCAGGTATAATTCTACTAACTCTCATAATATTTTCACCATCACCTCTAAGATCACCTAAACTAGTTGCTGCACCTCTAACAACTTTTTGTGTAATGTCATAATCACCAGATGTTATACTAGCTGGAATAGCTATTGTAGCTCCTCCTCTTATTTGATTAACTCCTGTTTCATGTTCATAGTAATAGGTAACACCGTCTGTGTTTCCAACTACGTCAAACGAAGCATCATCACCTGCATCGTATTGAGTTGCATGAGGTAAACCAAACACAGCAGAATCTTGCCAAGTTGTTCTAGAAAATAAACTACTAGCATTTGTAAACCATATAGGTCTTTTAGCTGTTGAGTCTAAATAACTATATGTAACTGCTCTTGTATTAACATTTGAATCTGCTGTTGGATAAAACCATGTAATCTCACCAAACAAATTATTAATACCACAATAAATTAATTGACTAGATAAAGTATTTATATTTTCATAAACATAGTCTTCAACTAAACAATCCATAGATTCTAGTTTACCAGTGTATCTAAAGAAACCATTGTCAGACATCCAATACGCAGCACCATCAACTTCAACAGCTGCGTTCTGTCCTATCAATCCACAGTTACTACCAACTTGTTCAAACGCAAAAATAAAATCTCCACCAACAAAACGCATAGTAAATAATGAATTATCACTCCAAATATATATTGCATTTCTACCGAGTTTAGCACCCACGATCCGTGATCCGGCGGCCAGTCTTTGTGAACCAGCACTATTTTCAGATGTTACGGTATAATCTGTAATATCTTCTTGAGAAGAAAATCTTATAAACATATCGTCTTGTGTAGTCTTGTCACCAATAGTTGTTTCTGTTCCAAAGAAAACTAAGTGACGATCTGGTGTGGACACTAACATATCACGTGACGCTGTTGGTGCACCACTAATAATAGTTGCACGAGTTGCAGTTGCGTTACTTAAATCACCGTTCCATTGAAAACACTCACCATTGTGTATTAAAGCAATTAGTGTACTTCCTAAATTATCCAGGGACCACAGACCAGGATCTAATACTGAATCAGTATTGACCGCAGCAGAACCCCATCCTGTAAAACTAGATGTGTTGGTTACAACATCTCCACTTGAGTGAGACGCGTTTGTAGTTCCTCTAACATTTCTAATAATACCTGTTAAATTATTTCCGGCCACACCTGTGTAAGAAATTTCTTCTGTGCCAACTTGTATAAAGTTTGTTCCGGTAGTTGGAAAACCTACTGTACTTGTTAATGTAATATTTGTTCCTGATCCACCAGTACCAAATGCGTTAGCACTCAATGATCCATTCAAAGTAGTTGTTATTGCTCCAGTAACATTTCCACCCCATAAAGATATACCCCAACCATAAGCACCTGCTTGTTCTGCAGGTCCTACATGATAATATCTAAAATAAGTTATACCTCCAGAAGTACTAGCTCCACTTCCTGTTTCATTACTAGGCATTGTAATTGTAAAATTGTTACCATCTATAATAGATGTAACCATAAATTTTTTATCAGCAAAATCTGTAGCTGTAAAATTAGAATTAGTAATAGCACTAAAAGTTGTTGTATCACCAAATAAAATTATATCTCCTGCTATAAAACCATTTGTGTTTGCTGTTATAGTTACTGTAGGTGATCCGTTGGTAGTGCTGAATGCATTTGTAATACCTGTGCCTGATGGATTAACTAAAGGATGTATATCATAATACACACCACCAGAATAAACATATAGAATTTTGTTTGTACCAATAGCAGCGTATTTAATAGACTCTTTATTTACAAAATGATGTAAACCTCTTGCAACACCTGTTAGTTTACTACTTCCTAATTGAGACCAGCCACCTATTTTTTCAGGTGTGCCGTATCTAAAACGTACATTTTCTCCATCTGTCCACTGTGACTCAGCTCCGGTAGATGTAACTTGTTTATTGAATCCTGGTAAAAACCCTAATTTCTGTAACATAATAACCTTTGAAATATTTAAATTATAGTATATATCAAATATATAGAGAATGAAAGTCGGAAAAATAGCATAAAACCATGTTAATAAAAGAACAAGATTTAGACGATATAAAAGAAAACAAAGTAACTTTAGTAAAAAATTTTGTTTCACTAGAAAGAAATTATGATTTTAATTTATTAAGTAAATTAATGGAAGAAAATGAACTTATTATTTTAAAAAAAACAAATGCAGATGAATTTTCAGGTACTTTAAAAGATGCTTATCAGATGTTAAAAATTAATAATTTTTTACCAGAATTTAATGTTTTTTTTGATTTCATTACTAAACTTTTTAAATATGAAAGACATGCAGAAGATGCAGTAGATTTATTTTTTAGTTTTGTATCTAAAGTAGGAGCAGCCCACAGAGATACCGAAGATGTTTTTATAATAGGGTTAAAAGGCAAAGTTATTTATAGGGTTTTTGATACAGAAACTGTTGATTATAAAATAAATAAAGGAGATATGATTTTTATACCAAAAGGTTTAAAGCATAAGGTACTAGCAATTACTCCTAGAATTATTGCATCTATTGGATTTTTTGGTAAAAAAAATAATGATTGATACAGATAAAACAATAAATTACAATTTTTTTCATTGGGGACCTTTTCTTTATAAAACTTCATTAAATAAAGAAGAAATAAAAAATATAAAAAAACTTTGTAATAAAAATTTAAAAAAGTATACAGAAAAATTAGCTGGTTTAATAAAACATGAATATGAATTAGATGAAAAAAAAATTTTTTCAATAATTAAGCCTTATATAATTAGTTATTCACAAGCTTATTTAAATTACGGTTTCGAACCTTTGGGAAATAAAATAGAATTAACGGAAGCGTGGGTTAATTACATGACTAAATTTGAATCTAATCCATTGCATCGACATACCGGTGATTTATCTTTTGTTATTTATACAGATGTTCCAAAAGAATTAAAAAAAGAATCTAAAAACTGTAATGCGACTACAAAACCAGGTAATATTTATTTTATAAATAAGTTGTCAAAAGAAAAATATTGTATTAACCAACATGTATTTATGCCAGAGGTAGGAGATTTTTTTATTTTTCCAAGTTCTCTTCATCACGGTGTCAATCATTTTAAAAGCAAAGGAGAAAGAATATCTGTTTCAGGTAATCTTACAATAACAAAAATCTAAACTATGGATCATTTAGAAGCAATTGTAGAATTAAAAAATATAGTTAATCCTATTTTTATTAAAAAATTAATACCTTTTATAGAAGATAAAGCTAAAGATAAACTAACTATTAGATCAGGGTTAAACACAGAGGTACGAAACGTTAATGGTTATAATTTAAAATTTAAAAATCCTACTGATTTATTTTATTGGAATTATATAAAAACAGAAATTGAAAGAATATATATTCACTACAAAATTAAATTTCCTTTAATGTCTAGTAACGAAATAAATCAAATAGATCTTTTACAATATGGAGAAGGAGGTAAATATGAAATACATACAGATCATTTTTCAACTTCTCCTAGACATTTAAGTGTTATTATTAATTTAAATAATACATATGAAGGAGGGGATTTAATTTTTACAGATCAAAAAGAAAAAGAAATTAAAAAATTAAAATTAGATATTGGATCAGTTGTTTTTTTCCCAAGTAATTTTATGTATCCTCATTGTATTGAGCCGATTACAAAAGGAAAAAGATATAGTATAGTGGCTTGGTTACAGTAATGAATAAAATAATTAAAAATTTTATTATTAAAAAAGAATTAGATATTATTCAAAAATATTGTTACAATAAATTAGATTCTAACAAAGATTATAAACTAGACGACCAATCTTTTTCACCTGCCTGGTATAGTGATCCTTTAATGACAGCTTTATTGGATACTAAATTACCTGTAGTAGAAAAAAAATCTAATTTAAAATTATTTCCTACTTATGCATATTGGAGATATTATGTGTATGGAGGAACTCTAGCTAAACACAAAGACAGACCTTCTTGTGAAATTAGTGTTACTGTTTGTATAAAAAAATATGATAATTGGCCTATTATTATTGAAGGTAAAAAATTTGAACTAGAAGAAGGAGATGGAGTGTTATATGAAGGATGCGCTCAAAAACATTGGCGTCCTGGTACATACGAAGGTAAAGGTATGGCTCAAGTATTTTTACACTATGTAAATAAAAATGGACCATTTACTCATCACGCTTATGATAATTACTTTAAACAAACAGGTGAAAAATTTTCTAAAAAGGATAAAAATGAATTTTAGACTATTTGAAATAGTTGAAACAGAAAAATTTCAATACGTTCGAATCCATAAAAATGGAAACAGCAGCGTTCATAAATGTATTAAAAATAACTTTAAACCCGAAGAAATACAATACACTAATCATCTGTCTAAAAAAACTAGATTTTGTATTATTAGAGATCCATACAAAAGATTTTTATCTGGTTTAAAATGGGATCTATATTTAAATGATGTAGATGTAAAAGATGTGGATTTTAAAAAATTATTTACTTCAAATGAAAACCATATAAGAAATAGTATGGTAGGTCATATTAATCACAGTATTTCACAAATCCCTTATTTAATGAATTGTCAAATAAGTCATTATGTAGATATAGAAGATTTAAATATATTTTTAAAAATGCATTTTAAAAAATCTGAACACGAAAATAAATGTGTAAATAATAATTCTTATGACATTGAAAAATACATAGATAAAGATGAGGTTATGAAATATTTACATTTAGATTATTATGTATATGATAGTATTAAGAAATCGCCATTTTTGTGGGAATGGCAACATGGAAAGATATTTTAAAAATGTTTAAAAAAATAAAAAAAGCTTGTCAAAAAAATAAATATCTTTTGATAAAAAATGCCGTAACATTAAAATCATTTGGGCTTGACTTTAGTTTTGATGACATGTTTTCTATTTTTGGAAAACATAATAATTTAGCATTTGAAAATAAAACCACACCTTTTTTAAATCAAATAATTAAATTAAATGAGTTATTTATTTTTAAAACTTACTTAGATTTTGTTAATACAAATTTAAAAGATATTTTTACAATAGGAAATCTAGATTTTTTTTATTCAATAAGAGGTGAAGTAGGTCCAACACACGAAGATTCAGAACATGTTTTAATATTAGGTATTAAAAACACAACGTACTATCACATAGATAATATAGATTTACAAATAAATCCAGGTGATGTATTATACATTCCGAAAGGTTATTACCATCATGCCTTTCTTCAAGAGAAAGAATTATTTTGAGTTTATCTTTATGGAAAAAATAATAAAAGAAAAAACAGTTAACATAACCAATTTTATTGGGGTGTATGACAACTATATTACTGAACAAGAATGTAATAAAGCTATTAAATTGTTTGAAGAAGAAAATAAATTTAATAATACTTTAAATAGAATATCTTTTGAAAATACATCCACACTAATTAAACAAGATCAACAATTTTTTGCAGCACCCGACAATATAAATGTGTGGTGGGAAAAATTAAAACCAATGATAATAAATTTCGATTTAGCTTGGAATCATTACATCAAAAACACAGGAGCTGATCATGCTTATTCTAATGATCCTTTTTATTTTACAAATTTAAAAATACAAAAAACTTTACCTACAGAAGGTTACCATGTTTGGCATATTGAACATGGAAAAGGATTTGATAATGAAGCTAGAGCTTTTGTTTTTTCTATATATTTAAATGATATAGAAGAAGGTGGGGAAACAGAATTTTTAAATTTTTCAAAAAGAGTTAAACCTAAAACTGGAAGAATAGTTATTTGGCCTGCGGGTTTTCCATATGTGCACAGAGGTAATCCACCACTGGCGGGTGAAAAATATATCTTAACTTCTTGGATGATGTTGAGAAAGTGATCAAAATTATTGATAATTTTTTTGAAGATATACTATTTAAAAATATAAAAAATCATGTAACAACTAAATTGTTTTTTACTCCTAGGTATTTTGAAGGAAGAGAACATACCGTAAAAAATTATTATGGAAGTAGGTTTTTATTTTCAAATGATAAAAATTTATTAGATACTTTTATTAAACAAACTGAAACTAAATTCAAAATTAAAATAAATAAAGTTAATCACGACTGTGGTATTGATATAAGAAATCTAGAAAATTTTATACCTCACGATGATGTAGAATCAGCAAAGATAAATATATTAGTGATGTTAAAAGGACCTACCGCAGTTACAAACGGCACTGTTTTTTATACAGATGGTGAATTAGATATACATGTAGGATTTAAAGAAAATAGAGCAATAATGTTTCCTTCAAATAAAGTTCATTCGAATCATGCAAGTAATATACCTAATCTTAAAAGATACACAGCTACTTTATTTATAGAAGATTATGAAGAGTAAGAAGTAGGTCTTTCACCTAGTCTAGTAATTTTTTCAGCTTCTGTTTCATCTCTTAGTACCGGAGGATTTTGTCCTTCTGGGTCCTCAATACTTAAATTATTGTTATCCCAATCGGATTGTAGTTGAGCTAAATGAGCTGAGTCCCATCTGTTGCTGAATTGACTAATGTCTCCTAAGTTTGCATCTACATAACTACAATGAGGAGTTTCATTTCTATGTTCTACTTCATCAGAAGAATTAGATGTTCCGTATTGAATAGCCCAGATATTTGAAAATTTAGAATCATTCCAAAAAGCATCATCATCAATTTTGTAGCCAGTACCTGATTCAGCACCTGTATTTTTTATAATACACTTGTCTTCGAATATTATTGTCCAATTTGAGTTTGTTGCCATAATTTCTCCTAAGTCTTAATAATATAAATAATTGTTAAATAAGGTTGTAAAACTGAAGTAGCATCACCAGAAAAAGTTGCACTCATGTTGTGAGAGTGGCCACTACCAGAACCTTCATTTCCAGTACTTCCTGGTCCGCCACCTTGAAAATATGTAGGCGAACTAAATGTGCTTTTACGTATAGCAGCACTATTACCTCTACCTTGAGGATGACTATGAGAAGCAAGTTGCGCTGTTGATATAGTAGCATTGGCTGTAGATCCACCAACATTTCCAGTCGAAGTTACAGTGTTTGCTCCTGCTGTTGATCCTAAAGCTTTGTTATTAGATTTTCCAACAGCTACGTTGTCTTGTAAATCAGGTACTAGAAAAGTAGATGAACCATCTCCAGCTCCGTAAGTTGTACCTACGATTGCAAATAATGCAGAGTAAGTTGATCTTGAAACTGCTTGACCATTACACTCTAAGAAACCTGTTGGCACTGATGCAGAAGACCACGGCACAATAGTTGCTGTAGGAATTCCTTCTATACCTGTAAGATCAGATCCATTAAAATTATATTTAGTTGCTTCGTAATTTGCCATATTATTTCTCCGTGTATGTCCATCCTACATTTGAACCAGAATAAACTAATCCAAAAGATGCACCTTCAGTATTAACGACTAAGTCTGCGCTCGTGTTTGCTATTTTAGAACTATTTCTACCTACAGTCAATGCGTTAGTATCAAAAGTAAATCTTGAATCTGCAAAATGCACTTCATCACCAACAGCAGGTGATGCAGGAAGCGTGACTGTGTATGCTGATCCATTTGTATCTATAAATAATTTTGCTCCCGCTTGAACTGTTTCAGCTGCAGTTAACGTTCTCCATTTTCTAAATTCATGATCTTTAATAATGTTAGTTCCGTTTGAGTGACAAATGTAACTATTGCCTTCACATAATAAAAAACCAGCAGCACTTGTAACTTTAAAAGTTAAAGTATATCCGGCGTGATTAGTTGAATCAATTACGTTAAACATTTTTTCTATACTTGCAGGAAAGTTCACAACTCTATTTCCAGCTAAAGTTCCTGTAAATTCTAATGTCATATTTCTTGCATTAGAAATAGTTGCATCAGTCATAGCAAGAGTCACGTCTCCAGATGCCACATCAATAGCTTGATAACCAGCAACTGATTGTTGGATTAAGTTTAGATTAGCGTTAGTTTTTGTTCCCCATGTACCGGCATTCTCACCGGTAGCCATTAATTCTAGTTTAAGATCAGATGAATATGTTGATGCCATTATTTATATCCTTATTTTGGTTATTTTATATTATCTATTCATTATAAAGTCAATTATAATTATGCAGGTGTTTTTATTGTATAACCTGAGCTGACTTTAGGTGTTAATGTTCTGTAATATTGAAGAATTAATCCAGAATCACCGACACTTGCTGTTGCTTGTACTCCTGTTAATCCCATAACATCTGTAGGTGTAATAGACCCTGTGCTTGCTGTTAATGAGACTCCTGTTAATGGAACTCCTATTTCTAGTGTAAGAGATCCTACACCACTTGTTAAAGATTGTCCTGTAAGAATTATAATTTCCTCTCTTGTTATTTCTACATTTCCTACAGAAGATGTTGCAGACACTCCTGTTAATCCCACAACATCTGCAGGTAAAATAGATCCAACGGTAGAAGTTGCTTGTACTCCTGTTAATCCCATAACATCGGCTGGAGCGATACTTCCTACACTAGCAGTTGTGGTAACACCTGTTATGACAGGTGTAGAATCTATAACAAAACCTAGAGAACCAATATTAGATGTAGCTGATACTCCCGTTATAGGGATAAAATTTTCTATGGCAGCTGTTAATGATCCAACACTAGATGTTATACTTAATCCTGCTGGTTGCTCTAATTTATTAAATGAATCTCCATAAGGTTCTTCACCCCAACCATTTCTACCCCAACCAACTAAAGTTCCTGCATTATCAAAACTTCCAAGTTCTGTTGTTGAGCTAACTCCTGTTGGAGACACTACGGATGTTAAATCTAAAGTTAATGATCCTAATGAAGAAGTAGCACTTACACCTGTTAATTCTGCAGTGATTAATTGAGCTGCTACAACACTTCCAACACTGGAAGTTGCACTTACGCCGGTTGGTGTAAATACTATAGGGCCTTGATCACCCCATTCGTTTTGTCCCCAGACGCCTGTGCTCCAAGTATTAGACATAAGGAGTTACTCCCTATGCTATTCGAAGTATAGCGTTAGATGCGTCTGCTGTTGGAAATTGAATTGTGAAAGTTCCACTTGATACAGTTTTGTCTCCACCAAATGCGATTGCACAAACTGCTCTATCAGCGTTTGTATCATTATAAATTAAA